CACCGGCGCGCTACGCGCCGGCGGTCGATTGGATGTGCGGTTGGTGGCTGGGGGAAGCGGACTGCAGGTCAGAGGCGGTGGCCGATGACGTGCTGCGCGAGGGCGGGGGCCATGTACTTCTCCCGCTCCTCGGCGGTGAACTTGTCGAGCGGCTTGTTCGGCCAGTGCGCCGGCATGCCGTACTCGTTGACCTCGCCCTCGCCGCCGCCGAGGCCCTGCACGGTGCCGGACTCGGTGACGCGCCCAACAATGCCCCGGCGGGCCGGCGCCCCGTTCTGGGCCACGTGCGCCTGGAGGGCTGCCGTGAGGCGGGCGTCGACGAGGCGCTGAATGCGCTGGTCTTCGGTCTCCGTGACCGCGGCGGGTGCCGGTGCGGCCTCGGCGACGATGGCGGCAGCAGCCGGCGCGGCCTCGGCTGCGGGAGCCGGGGTCTGCGGGACGAACCGCGCGAACACGGCCTGCAGGGCGGCGCCGACCGACTCGCCGACCTTGCCGGCAATCTTGTCGATCGCGGCGTCGGACAGGTCGCCCCCGGCCGCCGGTGTGGTGGTGGGCTCGCTCACGGCGGCCTCCTCCGTTTCTGTGATGGGTTCGGCAGCCGGGTTCGGCGCCGGGGTTGCGACGGGCTGAGAGGCAGCCAAGCCGTCCACAGAGGACGCGTCGCCTTCCGCGACGGCGGCTACGGCTGGCGTTGCGTCGGCCTCGGCCGGCGCCTTGACAACGGTGATGGTCGCCACCTGCGTGGGCGGGGCGGAGACGGGCTCGTTGCTCTCCTGGCCGGGGATGTCGATGTCGCCGTCGTCGTCGGGGTCGATTAGGGCGAGGGCGGCGCATGCGCCGGCCATGCCCTGACGGGCGACGATGTCGAGGTCGGCCGGGTCGATGCAGTACGACGACACGGTGATGCACACCATGCCGTTGTCGAGGCACACGGAGAAGTTGGCCCGGTCCATGCCGTAGTAGCCCTCGGTGACTTCGCCCGCGGGTGCCGCCTCGGCGACGGTCTGGGACCGCTCGATCGTCCAGCCCTCTTTGACGTCGACGTCGACGCCGAAACTCTTGAGGGCCTTGATGATGCGCTGCCGCACCCGCTTGAGCTGGTTCGCCGTGTACAGCTTGGCGTTGTCGGGCTGGTTGATGTACCCCCAGGCGGCCTTCGCCTTCTTCTTCGTGTCGAGCGGGTACCGCTTCACCCGGTCCGACTGGTAGCCCGGGTCGGCGTACGTCACGTTCCCGTACGGCTCCTTGTTCGCGGCGGCCGGCGCGGCGTCGGCCTCGCGAACGGGGGTGGTGGCCTGCGCGGGGGCGTCGGCCTCGTCGATCGCTGTCACCAGCGCCTCCTGCACTGACTCGAGGATGGTCCACCGGCCCGATGCCGAGGACTCATAGGCGGACTGAGCGGGTTCGTGGACCTGCTCGACGCGCGCACCGATCACGCCGGGCTTGTGGGTAAAGTCGAGGCCGTCGATTTCCAGGTCGTCGGCGGTCTCGGCGAGTCCGTCGGCGGTCTGAACTGTGCGCGCGTCACCAACCCAGTTCCCCCGGATCGACACCCCGGTCAGGTACGGGCCGTCGCCCTTGCGGGTGTCGATGAGGGTGGCCACGGTCTGGCCTTCCGGGGTGCGGGCAATGTCGGCGGTGAACCGCGCACGGCCGTCGGTTTCCTGCCACACCTTGGTGATCCGGCCGACGATCTCGGTGACAGTGGCACGCGGCTCATCGGTGGGGTGTGAAACCCGCATGGTCAGTGGCATGCCGCCGGCTTCGATGCGGGCCTGCGCGCGGGCCACGGCCTTGCCGATCGCGGCGGGCGTGTAGAACCGCTTGTTGCGGCTCACGCCCGGCATGACCGCGGTGCCGGTGATGGTGGCGACAGCGCTCACAGAGTCACCGCCCTATCAGGCTGATCGCGGTCAGCGAGAAGACGGGGCCCGTGCCGGTCAGAGCCCATGAGACGCGGCCGATGCCGGACAGCACTATCTGGTTGGGACTCGCTGCGTGCAACCCGGCGGACAGGATCGTGAGGCCCTGGGCGTTCAGGGTGGCGGTCTTGACGACCTGCGTCAGCCAGTTGCCGGCGCCGTCTTGCATGTCCAGGCCGACTTGGAGGGTCGGGGTGGTGCCGCCCGGGGCGGCGCCGATATTCACGATCAGCGAGATGTCGCTGATGTCGTGCAAGGGGAACTGGTTGGAGAAGCCGTTGACAGTCAACGTCGGCACGGTGCCGCCCGAGACGTTGCTGTACCTGACAACAGGCCTCTGCTGGTAATTGCCCACGGTGGATTCCCTCCCGTGTCTCGTTGGGGTTGGCGGCGACGGGAGGGCCGACCGGGGTTTGAGGGGTTGCTGAGGGGGCGCCTCGGCTTCGGGCGGCGGGGAGGGGACCGCTTCCGGCGGCCGAGGCGCGCCCCGGCTTCAGGCGCGCGGCGGCGCCGGCAGGTGGCGCGAGCCGCGCAAACGTGGCCAAGCAGGGCGTTGGGAGTTGGCCGGGCTACTGTCGGCGCCCGGCCTGCCGCTACTCCTGCTTGTCGAGGTCGTCCAGTGCGATGGACAGGTTGCCGTTGGACCAGCCGTTGCGGGCCAGCCAGTGGAACGCGTCCGTGCGGGTTTCGCCCTCGTACTGGGTGCGTTCCAACACGGCCCCGGCGGCGACCCCGGCCTGGTAGGTGGACGTGACGCCGCCGCCGTGGTGCAACTCGAGGCGGTCGACCTCCGTGCCGGAGGCGTCGACGAACCGCAGCGACCGCGTCACTCCGTCAGCCACGTCACGCCTCCTCCTAGTCGGCGATCAGGTTACTGGTGCCGTCCGCGTACGGCTCGATCGCGTCGAGGACGCGGCCGGCGTAGTCGAGCCAGTCGCTCAGGCCGAGCAGGTCGAACTCTTCCTTGAGGGCGGCGAGCCGCTCCCTGACCTCCGCGATGTCGGCCGGGGTGAGGTTGTTCTCGGCCCACGCCACGTCGGGCGAGTCGATCTCACCGTCCACGTAGGGCAGTGCGAACGGGCCGACGTTGGTGGTAACGAACAGTTGGTCGCCGTCCATGGCGATGAACGGTGGCTCGACCGATGTGTTGAGCCACATCTGGGCGAACGCGTTCCCATGGTCGATGAGACCCAGTTCGCCGTCCGGGCCGACCATCCAGTTACCGATGTTGCGGTCATGGCCGGCGATCATCAGGTCGAACAGGCCAGCCACCTCGCCGGCCGGGGAGTCGATCGCCACCTGGAGCCGGTCCTTGAGGTCTTCCTCGGCTTCGTAGCCGCCAGTGGCCCGGTCGGCGATACGCGCCTCGTTGACTAGGTCCTGCACGGTGGGGGTGTCGAGGTATTCCATCCACACCGCGTCGACCTCGTTGCGGTACACGGCGGGAACGTTCAACCCGAGCGCGCGGCCGATCAGCGATGATGCCTGTTCCGCGTCGGCCATGTGCTTGGCTCTGGCGGCGTTGATGGTGCGGGCACCCTTGTGGACGATCGTCCGCCCGTCCGGCAGGGTCACCCGGTAAGTGTTGCCGGTCGAACCGCCGGTGAGCGTTTCGACCGTGCCGTCCCCTGCCTCGGCCACGTCCCGGGCCAGCCCCTCAATGCCGTTGAGGTTCAGGTGGTACGGGGCGGCGTCGGCGGGCACCTCGGCCTCGGCACCAGCTTGCGCGGCGGCCTGAGCGGCGGGCCGGGCCGACGCGGCCGTGCCGGCGGCTTGGGACACCGCGACGGCCGCCGGTGCGGCCGTGTCAGCGGCGATCTCCTCGTCGGCGACGTCGCCGGCCAGGAACCGGTCGATGGTCTCGCCCGGCAGTGGCACCACCGGAGCGAGCGTGCACCGGCACAGCGGGTGCAACCCGGGGACCGGGGCGTCGGTCAACGCGTACGGGCCGTTCTCCTCGGCGGCTGCGCACTGCGGGCAGACCCTCTGGTCCCCAGCGGTCACGTAGTCGACCTGCTCCAACCCGTCGGCCTTGTACAGGTCGAGGGCGCCTTGCGACATGGCGCGGGAGGTGAGGACGTCCGTGCCGAGCATCAGCGCCCGGGAGTCCGCGCCGGACAGGATGCCCTCAACCGCGGCGGTCATCTCGTCAGCAGACGCGCCGTCGGCTGCGAGACGGCTCAGCGCGGCGCCGACCTCGTTGGCCTGATCGCCGAGCAGGGTCTGCAACCACTGGCTGGTCTTGTCGGCGCCGAGCAGGTCCTCCGCGTTCGCCAGGGCGGCGTAGGCGTGGTCGAACGCGACATCGAAGCCGAACCCGACCTGACCAATCTGGTCGGCGGACACGGCCAACGCGTCAACCTGGCCCTCGGCGGCCGCGGTGCGCAGCGCGTCCTCAATGGTCGACCGGATGCCGGCGATCTCGTCGGCGGTCATCCCGTCGTCGGCCATCTGCTGCGTCAACGCGGTCAGCCACTGGTTGTCGCCGGTGGCCTCGCCGAGGCCGTGGCGGCGGCGGAACGCCGAAACGATCCGACCGGCGTGGCGGCCCAGCCGCAGCTTCGCCCACGCCTTCTTCAGCTTCTCCTCGTTGGAGGCGTGCAGCTTCAGGCGCCGCTCGAACACGGCGGCCCACACGCCCTCCAGGTGTCCAAGGTGGAGGGTGGCCTCAAGGATGCCCGGCTGGCCCGCATTGGCGAGGGCGAGCTCGACGGCAGCGGTGCAGCCGGCCCGCACCCGGTCGGTCATCGGGCCACCAGATGCAGCCCAACCGATCGCGTACGCCTCACGGGCCAACGCCGCCAGACCGTCGTCGAACGGCACGTCGTCCCGGTCCTCGCCGTACACGACCGACAGGGCACCGAACTCGACCGGCCGGGCCGCGAGCCGACCAACCGGATCCGCGTCTTCTGGGGCGACGTACTGCAACGTCATGTGCGCGGTGAAGCCGTGGTCGGCGGGCACCGCCACGCCCTGCTCGGTGAGGGCGTCGACCACGGCGCGGCGCAGCTCGTCCAAATCGGCGGAGTCGACCAACGCGACGATGACGTCGCCCTTCGCGCCGCCGGTGAACCGGGCGTGGCCCGACAACATGGCGGTGATCGGGGCGCGACGAGCGGCGACCTCGGCGGCGAAACGGAGCCGGGCCTGGTCAGCCTGGTCGACCTTGCCGGTGTAGGCGACGGTGACGTGCAGTTCCTCGGCCGGCAACCCGCCCGGCACCGCCATCTCCTTGGCAAGGGCCGGGTCGGGGTACAGGGCGAGCATGGTGCCGTCGCGGTAGTCGGGCTGGTCGTTCGCCACGGGGCACCCCCATGGCCCGCGCGAGCCCTCGCTATGTCAGTTGGTCAGCCCGAGTTTCAACCCACCGGCCGCCGACGCGGGTCTCGATCCGCAGATGCTCCGGGGGGATCGTCAGGTTGGCCTCGGCCACCGCGATGCGACCGGTCTCCAGCGCCACCCACAATCGGAACGCCGGAGTGTCGGCCATGCGGCGGAACGCGGCCCGCTTGTTCTGCAACTGGGACCGTTCCTCGCGGGACTCGCCGCGGGCCCCGGACGGGTGGTGGATGACGCGGCAGCCGGTATCCCGCTTGTTCAGGTTCTGGCCGCCCTTGCCGCCGCTGCGGAACGTCTGCACTTCGCAGTCGTGAATCGACACGCTCAGGATGCGTACTCGCGCCCCTGGCTCAGCTCCTCATGCCCTCATGCTGGTCAGGATACCGGCGAGGTCAGCCGATTTACTCCTGCCCGCACGCGTGTGGTAGCCCCGCTCGGGCGCCCCTTTGTGGTGGAGGCGAGCAGGCCGTACTGGTTTCGGGCTATGGATATCCACTTCCCCGCCTGGGGGTGTGACACCTGGAAGTGGTGCGCCACCGCGAGCGTGGGGCTTCTACCCTCGGCGTAGGCAACCTGGTACACGCGAGCGACTTCCGCGTAGTGGCGCTCGTCGTACATAGACCGGCTAAGCCTTCGCCGCATGCCTGAAGCTGTGGCCGATTCCTCCGGCCCGGTCTCCTCCACCTCGATCAGCGCGTCGGTGAACATGCGGGAATCGCGCCGTTCCGTGGCGACTATGGTCCCGATGTTCAGCTCACGCAGCAGCGCGGAGGTTATCGGTCGTCCGACGTCATTGAGCCCGTCGGGTAGCCGGGCACCGGCGGTTCCACCGAACGGTTCACGTGACCAAAGCTCCAGCCCGACCACCTCGGCCCGGCCACCGACGGCGGCCCAGTGAAGGACCACGCACCAGGTTTCGCCCCCGAGAGTCACCGCCAGCCGGCTGACGTAGGGCTCGTCGGCACGCAATCGCATGTCACCACGATACCGGCCAATAAAGGTGCGGCACTTCATCAGCCGGTGTCTCTAGTCCCGATTCCCGAGGGGCCGCTGGTTAGCCGATTTCCTTCGGCACCAACGCTTCAACGTCCTCCACCCGCAGCGGGTGCGGGTGCCGGTTGGGGTCGAGGGTGCGGCCGTCCTCGAAGGGCAGGTTCGGGTCGGGCGGCTCGGGGTCCGGGTCGGGGTCAGGTTCGGTCATCGCGCACCAGCTCGCACACGATGAGCCGCCCGTCCTGCTCAGTCCCGACCGGCAGGTACCAGACCTGGTCGGCGAGGACGACGCACTCCCCATCCATGCGGATCGCCCAGCTCTCGCGGGGCGGGAGCAGGTCGGCGCAGATGCGGGTGAAACGGGGCGCGTCGACGACGGTGACAGTGCCGTCCGCGGCGCGGGCGGCGTACGCCTCGCCGACGACGCCGGCTGCAAGCCCGAGTGGGCGCGGGACGGCGAAGTAGTCCGCGAACCGGCCGGGGTGGGCAGGCTTGGCGGTGTGGTGCTGCGCGAAGTAGGCGGCGTCGGCGAGGTTGTCCGGGTAGAACCATTCGCCGCAGCCGTCCGTCATCGCGTGCGGCTGATCGCGGCCGGCGCGTTCAATCGTCGTCGTGACCATGTAGCGCGCCTCCTTTGACCGTCAGCGGGGTAATTCGGCGAGCGCCCGTTGGCGACGGGCCTCGTACTCGGCGGTCCACAGTGCTGAGACGCGGCGCCAGTCTGCGGCAACCGGGTCTTCCGCGGCCTCCTTGACCGGTCCGCCCTTGCCGCCGCCGGCGGGTGGAGTCGGCGGGGTGCCTGGTTGCTCGGTCGGCGGGCTTCCCGCGGCGGCCGATGCGGCAGCAGCGTGGGCGGCGAGCTGCGGCGGCGTGACCCCGGGGGCCGGCGCCGCGCCGGGTGCGCCGGGTGGCGGCGCCTCCGGCTTGTGCAGCGTGATGGCCTGGCCTTCCTTCGGTTCGTCGACGGCGAGGTCGGAACCGCGCACCTTGGCCGCGATGCCGGCCTTGGACATAGCGTCCATGTCCTTCCACAACACCAGGTTCTGGCGGTCGACCAGCACGGCCTCGTCGCCACCGTCAACCGGGGGTTCGCCGATGTCGGCCCGGTACCTGTTCTGGGTCCAGGAGCCGTTGCGGAGCCGCAGGTCGCGGATCTCCTCGACCACCTTGCTGTCGCGCATGTCGACGTCGCGGAACTTCAGGTGCCAGCCGGTGACCCCGAAGCCGCGTGCGACGATGTAGAAGTTGATCTTCTCCAGGACCAGTTCAGCGATGGGCTGGCAGGTGTTGGTGATGAACGTCTTCCGCTGCTCCTCGCCCGTGCCGCCGCCGAGGTTGCCGCTCTCGATGACCCCGGCCTGCGCAGGCGGACAGCCGTAGCCGGCCAGGATCTCGTCCCGCTTCTGGTCGAGGAAGTCGAGGCAGTCCTTCATCGCGCCGCGCTGCAACTCAGTGACGCTGGC